ATCGATTGTTACTGTAGCTAGAGGATCTGCATTTTTATTCATTCCAAGCTCTTTTAAAAATTTATCTATTCCTTCGAAATAATAACCATTACCCTCACTTGACGCCATCTGACTTGCTGTTAAATATGCTAAAGCTGCACCTGGAGTTCCGATACCTCCGACTGCTGTTTGTAATCTTTTTACGTCATTCTCTGATACGGGATATAAAAATTTTGCTTTCTTTATCGCTTGTTCCATTGTTATAGCATCCAACTTAGATAAAAATTCAAGTTGATCTTTACTGGATAATTGAGCTAATTTAGTAGGATCCATAGATGTAATAGCTTCATATTGCGAACTACCCTCACCCCAAAGGGAATTAGCGATATCCCTAAATGGTAGTAAGAATTCCTCAAGACGACCTGTAGGGATATCCCCTGCGTCTTTTATGCTCTGTAGTAACATATACTTCTGTCCAAGAAGTTGTGATTCAGCTAACCAATCACCTCGCTTTTCTCCTATATCTTTAAGATTTTGACTGTGCATGTCTATAGTCCAATGAGGTGCATCTGATTCTATTTTTATTGTCTCTGGTCCCATCATCGATTTCATCAATTTCGCTTTCGATAATGTCTCAGCTGACTGAATTTGTTTTCCCTGAATTAATCCTTTCGTAACACCTGATGTGATCTTTCCAAGAGGTGTTTTAACTCTTCCAGATGATAGAGGCTCCATCTTACTGGATTCAGTTATAGTATTTAAAGCCATTAAGAGCTTCGTCGTCTTGTTGGAATCGTTCAAGATGGTGTCCATCTTTTTTCCGATATTCTCTGCAGTCGCAGAGAAAGCTCCCTGCTTTTTATATGTACCGAATGTCTTATCGTCGCCGTCATCACCTTTACGAGTGCTTTTACTTGTTAAGATCCAATTCTTACCATCCATACTTTTCTTATCACCAATTTTAAATTCTTCATCAGTAATATCTAATCTTAGAGTTTTAGCCATTAGTTCATCCTTTTAAAGTCAACGTCGAGTTGAGAGTAGTCCACTCTCCAGTAGCCGTTCTCATCGACGATAGAAGCGTATGGAACTTCGTGCGCCATCACTCCCTCGTATTGATCTTTACTTCCTATAAAGTTAAACGAGTAGATATTAATGCCCGTAGGCGATTGACCTATTTGTTTAACATTTTCTTTTAATCTTATATCACTTGCTCCCATCATGGTACCTGCAGCCGCACCTAATCCTGCAAGTTGACCTGCGATTGATGGTTGACCGAAGACTTGACCGACCATTCCCGTACGTTCTTGTCCGTATGATCGTATCGGTGCACCCGCCATTATTCCCGTGCCGAACCTTAATGCTTCTCTTGGATACTCTCTTTCTTCTATAAAATCTCTATATTGTTCTATTAGCTCTTGTTGCTCTAGTCCTCTTCCGAGTGCGCCGAATTGACCGAGCTGTTGCTGTACTCCTGTTAAGGCCTGAATCTGTCCACCCGCCGCTGCGAGTTGTGCTTGCCGATCAGCTTGAAATCTTTGGGCTCCGGATTCGAAGCCCGCCTGACGCATTCTGGCACTTGTGTCAGCGACCGTATCGAGATATCTCTCTCCCGCAAGCGCACGTTCAACGCCGTGTCTTGCACCACCAAAGGCGCCAGCCCCCACAGCACCGACGTTAATTCCACGAACATTCTTTTGGTACTGCTCCTCGAGGTCTCCTAAAGCTCCTGAGATTACGGTATTGGAATACGGGTTCATATAACTTTGTGCCGTAGCTGTATCGAATGTCTGTGCTCCTATGTTTGCGAGTCCTCCTGCTTGAGGATATATTTCGCCTGCGATGATTCCGCCTGCTGCTTGTTCTGCTGTTGACAGAGGTGCGATCCTATCGCCTGTATAAGGCTGGTAAGGGACCTTATATTCAGCTTGAGTTCGACCTAAAAGCTCCTTCTGGAACTCCTTAAGATATTCAGGGATATCATATGTAGTCGCTGATGACTGTGGTGCTTGAACGACTGTCGTGCTTCCCTTAAATAAAAAACCCATATATTCCTCCTAGTGGCTTAAATCCTAACTTAATAAATAACTGATTCTTTCTTTCAACGTCCTTTCCCTGAAAGATTTCGAGTAGTAGTGTTTTCTTAATTGATTTTGCATATTCTTTTAAAACTATTATCATTGATCTTACAACTTTAAAGTTTCTACACTTCGGTAATACGTGGATCCACAGCGTTCTTAGAAACTTCTTGTCTGTAAACCATGTATCGTCAATCATTGCTCCTAGTGTACCAACAATCACGTTATTCTTATTTACTACTACTATAACAAAACTATTGCGAATGTAAAAGAGAATATTGTCAAGTAATTTCTTATTATTGGCAGAACCGAAGTTATGAGGACTTTCTGGAAGCCAAGTTTTTAACACTTCCCTAATATCGACAGCATCTTTTAAAGTCGCTTTTCGTACACTATACTTATCTTCTTCCATCAGGCCTTATATTAATTCTCATCGTTCCTAATCTCCAGTTATCGCCTAGTTCTGAGTTTGCGACTTTAAGGGAGATTTGCCTTCCCCGAGCCCTGAGATTTAAATAAGTGGTAGTATTACTAACATTTTGTGTTGGTTTCGCGGTTTTAGTATTACCCGGATAATCTCGAACTGATATTGTGATTTGTGTATTTCCTATTAGGTTTTGAAAGTCTGGTATGAATTTATTNACGAAACTAAAGTCTTGTCCACTAGCAATATCACCGTCCCCTGACTCGATATATGCTGATAAAGCAACTCCATTAGCGTCGTAACCTTCCTCTTGTTTATAGAGTACTGTTCGACCAGCAGTTAGTCCATAAATCGTAGTTATTGTATTAGCGGTGGTGGCTGCCGTGTACTCAGAGGCTATCGGATTCTGATAGACGCCATTATCCATCCATGTACCTCTTTCTAGGTTTCCTATATACCATACTTTCTCAGCATAGTTATAAATAACATATCGATCGATCTGAGTAGCTGACGCTGTACAATAGTACCATATGATTTCATTGAACTGTGAGTTATGTCCTGCATAGACCTGAGGATACTGGACCTTGTTTATATCATCGAAGATGTAGTTTTTAACGCTACATGGAATCTCCAGGACTGATCCAGCGTACGCGAAGAATGTTCCATCGCCCATCCAGTATGCAACATCTTGTACTATGATAGCAGAGTTTAAGCCAACGATTCCACAGTCGGAACCTAATTTCTTAAAACCAAAAGTAAAGGGAGCCCCAATGAACTGCATCGAGAATATACTTGTATCAGTCCATATCAAAGTTTCTGCTCTTCCTGCCTTGGCTGCCCGTATCTCTGATCCAGCNGCTAAACGTTGTGAACCCGAGGTATTAATAGCATTGGCTGTGAATTCATTATAGTTCTCCTGATCGCTCCAACGTATAAACATTTTATCTTGTGTTGATGAATCAGCGATCGTTGTCTCTGTCCCTAGACAGACCAGGTGTCGTGATTCAGGGGTAACGAGAGAAAGACTACTCGTGGTCGGTGCATTGGCAATTGTTGTAGCTCTATTTGAACTCATACCTGATGAAGTATCCCACACATAAGTTGCACCGTTTTTCTGAGTTATAATTAAATCTTCTCCCCAATTATCTAAGCTCCATTGGGCCAAGTCTATATCGATCTCGGATGTTGTACGAGCTGTGCCCCATGTGGATAAGCTCCACGTCGCTGCACCCCACCCGTATCCGAACGTTTGAGTTTCTGGGCCAATATTCAATTGATAAGTAGCAGTGCAATTAGCTGTATTAGTAACATTTGATGTCGCAGCATTCCCTGTGGTTTCGATGGTATAACTAGAGGTATTAGTAACAGCTATTATTTCAAACTCGTTATCTAAAGCTGTGTTGGCGATCCCACCCACAGTGGCCGCACTGGTTGCTGAAATGGTAACAAAATCACCTTCGTCAGCACCGTGAGCTGCGTGGGTAATCTCCACATTCGTAGATGTATTCGTAGTCGTAAAAACATTGGTTATATTGGCCGTAGATCGAATAGGAGTGATATCCTGAGTCAACCCTCCTCGATAAATGTAAAGTTTTTTATTTGTCCCAAGAGATGAATATCTAAAGCCGTCCAGATCGAACCAATTGAATAAGGCTCTTCCCGTGCCTAAGTAATAATCAGTAGACAATAGGTCCCATCCACCGATCTTTTGAGGTAAGCCCCAACGAAAACGTACTTTATCACAATCGATCCACTTACCTTCTGCAGCAGTCGGTGTATTTTCCTTATCTATCCCTGGTGTTATTTGTAGCTGTGTTAAAGGCATATCGCTTCTTATATATTAAAATAAAAGAATAGAACATATAAAACTCCAGAGTTTAAATTATACTAGATAGGAGATGGAATCAAGAAGACTGTTATCTGGCCGTAGCGGGGATACCATTGGAGCTTACGAAAGGCATTTCT